AATTCATAGTCCAAAAATTCATCCTCTAAACTTGCAGGTACAATTACATCTGGTAATCCATCATTATTAGATGGATTTACAACATCAAAATAACCATCATTGTTGTTATCGATGGTTAAATTTCTATAACCAGGAAATAGTTCAAACGACTGGTCAACTTCACTAGAATCTGGTCTAATTAAACTATATAATACTCTGAAATCTGCACTAGCATGTCTGTAAGCACTTACAATAACTTTTAAAGATGTTGCTGGTTGTGCTAGATTGACAGTATTAGAAATATAAATCGCAGCATGTGGATCAGATATGACACTATTAACTCTATTATCGCCAGCGTAACTTGCAACAGGTGCGTTCAATCTATTACTAATTAAACTCGCTGACGATTCTTTCCAGAACACTGCAGGAGATAAGTTTAAGTCAGTAGTTGACAAGTCAACTTTCATAGTAAATGACTTATTTCTCAATAGTGAAGAAAGATAAGTTTGCTCATTTATATTTGAGCAAATAATTCTAGTTGAGGACAATTTATTCTCAACACCAAGTTCTACGGGTTCAAATCCTTGGTCTATAAACGAAGTTTCTGTCCCGCTAACACTTGTTCCACTAACTGTTCTAATTTGTGCTGTTGTGGAAGTTGATGATGTAGGATTATTTACAGAAACTTGAGGAATAATGCTATTAAATTGTATATTCTCAGTTGCTCTTACTTTATTTCCACCACATATGGCACTTGTATTAAATGATAACTGTGGCGCATTCGATAAAGAACCATCTGATGATCTGTTAGTAACATTAGAATCAAATGCACTTCTGTCAATTTCAATGCAATAATTATCAATCCCAATGTTAGAATCACTTATATCATGCGTTTTATTAATTCTTCGTAAAGAAACTCCTCCGAGTTCGTATTTAAATACTGGAACATTTGGATCATAATTTCCAGGGATCGTAGAATCAATTCCTCTTGTTATTCCTCCTAGAGATCCATTTCCTACGGAGGTGTATTTTATGATCTCCGAATCAATTTTTACAAATCCTGGATTTGATCCACTAACTCCCATCCCTTCAAAGACGTTAAAGTTTGATGTTGAAGCAACACTAACAGTTGTTCCTGAAATTGTTAGTGATTCTGAAAGAGTAGTTGAAGGAATATCACTTATTACATTAGATAGTGTAAGTTTATTGGTATTTGAATACATTCCATGATCATAATGATTAACAAGAATAAAGTTTCCATCATTTGTTCCACCCACTGGAGTTGAAGATAATATGCTGGTATTGGCAAGACTTACCGCATTTCCAGACGTATCATAATAAACTAAAGATGAAATTCCAACTGCAGAGAACGATTCTCCCTGAACATTGGACAGATATAAAGTATCAACACCACTAATACTAGAGATTGTAATTTGTGCTCCCTTACCTGAAGCAGGAGATACAGTTGATGTTACAATCCCAACAACGTCTCCAACAGAGTATCCATTTCCAGCAAATAGAGTAGAAACTGCTACGCCAGTTATTGAACCACCAGATGCGGTTATATTCAATCTCAATCCACTACCATTTCCAGTAATATTATAAGTTTGAACATTATTTGTTGTAGTGTAATTTGTACCACCAGTTGTAATTCCAACTGAAGCAACTGAACTACCAGTTCCGACAATATATCCATAATTGGATATTACTGCAGCACCCGAAACTTTTCTACCAGATGTTAAAATTCCAACTAAAGATGATGAAGTGACTGTATTAATTCCAACTTTAACTTGTCTAGGTAATAGGAAAAGAGGATCTGATTGTAATTCGGGAATGTAAGAATTACTTTCATCCAATGTTGGGTTATGGAAATATACGCTACCAGAATTTGCAGCAAAACGAGCTTTATATAATTTAAACTTCAAATCTTGATATTGATTTGCAGTCCAAATAGATCCATTTTGGGACTTAAACAAACTTCCCATTGCAAACTGTCTAGAATATCTAATTGCTTGAGAATCTGGTAGATTTTTAGTCTCGATTGTTTTTTCACCCATTTCAGCAATCCATGCTTCATATTGATCTGACTGTGGTGCTAGAAGTACAATAGCATATTCCAATCCTGGAGCAAGATAAATTGGATACTTAAATTTAACTCTTGTTGCTACTGAAGCATTTGATGAAACATTAATATCACTTGGTTGTAGTGTAACTGGATCTCCAATAATTTTTCTAGTAGGAGTTCCAAGTTCAACACTTCTTATTTCAACAGTTAGTGGCGCATTTCCGAGATCTTTACTTGCAAAATATAAGTCAATTTCTGTTAAATATGCACCATTCACATCTTCGCTAGGTGTGTTTCCATAAGATACTTCGGTAGATGCAGTACCACCCACAGTAAATGTTTGTGCTAGAGGATCTTCAAAATAAATTGTAGTAGTAGTTGTAATTACATTTTGTCTCTTTTCCCAAGTACCCTCAGATTTGTAAATTGTTTCTCCTGAAGAAATTAAAGTGCTGCCTGGAAGAGGAGTTTCGTTTGTTGAACTAGAAGTTATTTTATAAACTTTAGATCCTGTTGCAATTCTAACTGCTGGTGCAGGCCTTGTATTTGGATCTTTTAAGAAAAATGATCCAGATAAGAATCCATTTATATCACTAATTAATCTTAAGTCCTTAACATAAGCAACAGATCTACTTGTCTGTCCAACTAACATCATTCCAATGGTCAAATATCCGCTATATAAACCTTGAACCGTTGAACATAATGAGGTAATATCAACGTTTAGAGTTTTTGAAGATGCGCTATATGAATCTGGTATAGATTCTGAAGATAGATATGGGTTTGATGAATATGTTACAGTTGGAGAACTAAATGGTCCCTCTTTATGATTTGATTTTGCAACTCTGAATTTTATTGCTTTTACAAGAGATCCTCTTGTTGATTTTATATATCCAATCACGGTTTCACCAACCTCAAAAGCTGCTGATGATCCATAGTTTTGTAAAGTAGAATTAGTTGCTACCTCAATTAATTTTGGAATAAAATCTACAGATCCATTTCCATCTAAAAATTGATAGTACCTGGTCAGTGGTTTTAAATTAACTGCTGTAAATGCCGTATTACGAGATCTCATATAAAGTTCAATACCACTATCCAATAAATTATCAGTAGTAGATACCGATGTACTAGATCCAACAATTCTATAAGTTCCTGTTGCGCGTGTCCAGACCCAGTTTGTTTGTGATATATTTAAATCTGGTAAACGAATTGTCCTGACCCAACTATCACTTTTTGGAGATAATTGAATAGTTCCACTATAAGAAACAACATGGAAAGGATTTACATTTTCAACTTTTGTAGCAAATAACTGCTCAATCCAACCAACTGTATTATATTTTAGTGTAATTAAATCTCCTGTTTTTTGAACATTAGTATCAAACAAAGTAAAGTTTGTTTCTAAATCTAAGTTTTGGTCAGTAACATTTTCTAAAGATACTGGTTTTAAATCTATACTATTATTTGATAATTGCGTTGTAAGTTCTTGATTCTCAGTATCAACTCTAATTTTCGATACCGTAGTGTTGATCAAATCTGAATTTTTAAAATCATCAACAAAAAATCCAGTTTTAAATCTGCTTAATCCATCAGCATCCCTAATTTGCAATGTTTGAGTATTTAATTCTAATAAAGATAATGATGTTACTTTTTCTAGATTTGTAACCCTACCTTCAATTTTACCAATATCACGCATTGTATATCTTTTATTATCAACAAGTGTGATAACAGCATCTTTTGGATTATATAAGTAAGGAGGTAATTCAATAGAAGCTATCTCAATCGCGTCTGTTGGACTATCTGGTACTTTGGGATTAATTGATGGTATACCTTGTGCAATAGTAAATATCCCATTTTTATCAACGAATAATTTATCAATTCTTCCAAGATAAAATTGATATCCAATTAAAGAACTTTCATCTGGTGCTAAAATTAATTTTGGATCGCTTCCAAAAGATCTAGATGAAAAATCAAATGGAGATGCTGTAGTGCTTGTAAAAACAGAAACTCTTGGTCTAAAATCTAAAACATCTGTAGCTCTAATTTGATTATCACCAATTATTGGAATATCGGTATTATATCTCTCACCATCATAACTAATTACTGTAAAAACATCACCAGTGTCACTTGTTGGAACTGAATAGTAATCAAAAATAATTAGTAATTGTTTAGAAGGAGCATTTTCTCCAGAATTTAATACTATTTTAGAATAATCATAATATTGTTCTTTTTGAGATTTATTGAGAGTGTATTTTGTGGTAATATTTCTATACTTTCCTGGTGTGATAGATGAAATTGGAGTATTTAAATTTGATTCTTCAAAAGTTACTAATTCTCCAGCAGAAAAAATATCGTTAGTTAAATAAACGACACCTAGAGTATTTGCTGCTGGTTTTGATACTACTCTTGCTACAGCGTTGTTTGAAGATCCTATTATATTTTCACCAATAATTGCATTTGTAGTCACATCTACTAAAGAACTAAAGACAAGAAAATCTAGTACTGGGGCATTGGTGTCTAAAGATTCATAAATGGCAATAATTTTAGCAACATCTGGGTAGTTTAAACTTATTTCTTCATCTTGAACTCTTAAACCATAAAATGAATTATAAGTTAAACCGTCATTTATTGAAGTATTAATTCCAGTTCCAGATTGTAAATTTTTAGAAAAAGTTACATTTATAGTTTTACTTCTGTTAAACTGTTTAACTTTACTCTGAATTGAATTTTTGATAAACGTTGCATTTATTACTGCAATTTGTTTATTTGCAATATTTGAGAAAGTAATTTGTGTAGAAGATGCGTTTAAAGTAACTTTATCCGATGTTAAATTTTCTATTGTACCATCCGAATAGAAAATAGAGTATCTTTCTTCATCAAATGCAGCAAAAGTAGAAGAAATTGTACTTATTCCAAGATTAAAATTGCTGGTGTTTACTGTTAATGAGTTTGAAGATGGTGTTAAAGTTCCAGTAGATTGAGCGGTAAAAATTACGTTCGATGATCCCAAATTAACCGATGCGATATTAGGATCTGGCAACTCAGCATATAAGAATCCTTTATCTACATTTCTTATTTTTGGTGCCCCTATAGAATAAGATCCAGTATAAGTGGATCCTGCTACTGGAAGTGTTCCATCACAAATTCCTGAGACAGAGGAAACTGCCTCTAAAGTCATTGAAGTTAATGAGGGAGAAATTGATACTATTCTATTATAAGTTTCCGCTGAAAAACCTGATTTTTGATATCTGATTATATTATCAGTTTTAATTCCTGTAAAAGTGTTTGGTGATGATACAGTCGCTGTGCTTATTCCACCACTGCCAGGAGTGATTGTAATTGTTCCTGGTTTTAAATTTCTATCTAATTGAAAATCTGCTAAAAATGCAGTTGAAAAACCAGAAATAGAAGTTGGTTGATGTACAGATTTAATGTCTTCTGCATTATAAGTTCTAATATAAGATATAGTTCTTGGATATATTTCTGTACCATTAATGATTAACTGTTCACCTACTGAAAAAACTCCAGATGTCTGAGATAACGTTATAATTGAAGATCCATTAGCATCATATACTGTATATCCACTTGCACCACTACTTTTTCCTTTCACAAAAGATGTTTTTGGAAGTTGTAAAGATGATAATGATTGATTAATAGTTAACTCTGTATAAGTTTGAATATCGTACAGATATAAATCCCAATTCGTTGATGTTCCAGTATATGCTGCATCAGTTACATTAAAATTATAAATTCTTGCAGACCCTATAGTTGTTCCTGCTCCAACACTAGTGCTATTTTTTCTTCTACTTTGCAAATAAATTGTATTTTTTTGTAAAGGAGATCCTGTAACGTTATTAGTTCTTACAAGATTCCCCATTTGAAATGGAATACTTGCTGATGTTACTGTCTGAGTGGTTCTTGGTTTAGCAACATCTACAATTTCTACTCCTGTTTTTTCAATATCGTAACCTTTTACATATGCTTTTCCTGGAGAAATTTTGACGCACATTAGGTCGTCTGTTGGAACATTGCCTTTTTCAGTTTTTTCATTACTAAAGAATAGACCATCATTACCTAATCTGTTATTTAATGAGTTATTAAGTGAAAATTCAAATTGATCTACTACATAATCTCCAGACTCATCATACGTTCTTTGTGCTAAGTAATCTCTTATATTTGAATAAGTAGTTTTCGTTTCAATTTTTTTAATTGCACCATTTTCAACACGCAATAACTCTACAAAATCGGTATCAATATTATCTGTTAAAAGTCTCTTTGTTAAGGTCAGGGTAATTTGAAATCTATCTGCTCCAGGAGCTGCATAATTTGTAAATCCTTTTGCATTGTCAAATAATGTAGAATCGTCTTTTGAAGTAACAATCCTCTCATCAATTTTCAAACCAACCCTATATGAAGGAGTATTAGTATAATAATCTAGAATAATAGTTTGCTGTTGAACTCTAACAAAAGTTCCGCGTATGAAATAAATTCCAGCACCAATGGACGCTGAAGAACCAGTTGCTGTTGAACTTGCTAAAATTGTACTAGCAATAGGAGTTCCAGAACTAATTACAGTTGATTGATATACAATATCTTCTTCGGTGTAAAGAAGTTCACCATCTTTAAATGAACTAATTTCAAAGTTTGAATTTGAATTTAAATATTTTACATAGAGAGTTACGTATTCAACTTCAGAATTTGGAAGTTGAACCAATTGTACACTAGCACTTACTCCCGATTCAAGACCTATAACTTTTTTTCCAACTAATTTTAAAATATATGCAGTTATATCTACACCATACTGTATCGGATTTAATTTAACTGCAGTAAATTGATTATCAAAAACAATATTTCCTGGTATTACTACTGACCCATCTTTGAAAATATGACTACCAAAAGATTCTACTTGATCTTGTAATATTGATTGTAGAGTGTTTAGTTCTCTAGCCTGTATAGGTCTTCCTGGATTGAATAAAACCTTGTAATAATTTTTGTCTTTAGCCCCTAATGTAGGCTCTGAAAAATCATCAAAATATGGGTTTATATTTAAATTAGTTTTTTGAGCCATTTTTTAAAATTCCAGGATAATTTTGATGTCTTCTTTTTGTCTTAAATTTCTTGTAACCACAGGTCTATTATCAATATAAATTATGTCTCCTGACTTATTATTTATTTGTGGTTTTGCAATTCCTTGTGTGAAAGTAGCGCCAAGATTAATAACTTTACTCGAAACCGTTACTTTATTATCTGAAAATGACGTATCAATACTTGCATTAAACCCATCTCCAGTTATTGACAAACTAGCATTAGAAACAAATTCTACGAATGTTCCGGTTGAACTAAAAAATGTGGACATTCCTACAAAATCTGTATGGTCAGATCCATTTCCACCATTGTAATATAGAGATCTATCTTGATAATACTTTAAAACTTTTGTTTCTGTATCATAAGAGACCACATATGCAAGTGCTCTTTTTCCAGTTGTTGGATTTATTTGTCTAATGATAGAACCAACTGCAATAGATGCATTTGATGGAGTAACAGAAGAAAACTTTAAAGCTCCTACAGCAGAAAAATTATTATCAGTATATATTGAAGTACTAACTCCAGCAGAATCGTAGACAGTAGGATTTTTTAATATTCCAATTTGAGCAAATTTAGAATCTGTTGGAAAATTTTTAGTTGAATCATCAAATCGAGTGTATACTAAAATTCTATCAGCGCCTAACTCTTTATAGATATCATATCCATGTCCTCTTGAAGGAGGAATGATTGGAATCAAATCTGCATAAACTGCTGGGGTGTTAGAACCAGTTGTGCCAAGATCAACCAATGCATAAGTATAATTTTTTCCACCAGTTGTCACTAAAACGTCTGTAATTTTTCCAGCGGAAGTATCAACTTGCAATGAAACTTTTCCTCCAGATCCATCACCAACTAAGTTACAGGACTGTCCAGATTGTAAATTATAACCAGATCCTCCATTTTGAATATAAACTTTTTTAATCTGGTTATCATTTAAACTAGAATCCCCATTTTCTCTAATTGCAACGATTTGAGAATCTGTAGAAGATTCCCAGTTGTTTGGAAGTGTGATATATTCTGTAGTATCAAATTTTACAATATCGCTTGGTGATACTGTGTACAAATATTTCCACACATACCCATCACTAAGTTTAGATGATTCCAAATCTGTAAAAGTTGGTTCCACTTGTGAAGCATTTCCCGTTGTCTTAATTCCAGAAGATCCATTATCGATACAGATGTATACTTTGAAATCTGAATTAATTACGTAATAATTAGCATCATATAATCTCATAGAACCAGTAATTGGTGATGGTGATATAATGCTATAATCTGGTCTATACATTTCATATTGAGTTCCAGAAACCCAATCAATTTTTTTGATTACTCTTCTGATATTAGCACTCGTAATTTTTTTACCAAATAACATTGTGGATTTATAATGATTCAAATAATCAAAATTATCTATTGGATTTGGTGGATTTGTGTTCCAATTAGTTGATCTGCCAAATCCAACTTGAGATGGTGGACCGGGATTCGCTAAACCAACAAAAACATAGTAAGAGTTGGTAGAATTTTCAACCGAATCTATAAAATTAGATGCGTTGACTATCCTAAATTGATCTGTTACAAATGCAGACATCTTAATATAGTTTTTTTTATATTTATATGAATCTTATAAGACCTTTTTAATTGCTCCAATACTTCTCAATCCAGCATTTCTTCTCTGAATAGTTGGGAAAGTTGATAATCCAGAATCGACTTTATATCCAGAGACAGTTAAAGAAATTGGTGAAGAAGATCGTGTAGAATTGTACAATCTACCCCAAGAGAATTTACCAACGGATAATCCAGTGGTTGCTATTCCAACTACAGAAGAAGTATTAAATATGTCACAGGTAACAATACCAACTCCAGAATTAAATGCACTGACATAGTAAATATTATCCAAGAATGTCGTACCAACACCAACAGCATTACCTATATTATCTATTGAAGTTACTCCATTTCCAACAGATGTATTGTAGATATAAATTGGATATCCAACTGCAAGAGACAACGGTGATGGATTTAAAGTAAACTTAATTGCAAGAGAGGTATTTATTCCAACAGAAGTGGTTATTCCCGTAATATTTCCAAAAGATCCTGCTACTCCTATAATTTTTCTAACGTTTTCATATGAAACTTTTGGTGTTGGGATAATTACTTCTGGTAAGTTTGAACTTGTATAACCAAAACCAGGATTGGTAATCGCAATTGACGCTATTTGACCATTTGTTACTGTAGCAGTTGCTGTTGCCGTATTAATTCCTGGCGAAGAGAATATCACTTCAGGTAAAGTTGTATATCCATACCCAACACTAGTCATAGTTACTGAAGTTACTACACCGTTTGTTATATTTGCTGTTGCTGTTGCTGTTGATCCTATGCCAACTCCAATTACTGGAGGATTTTCAAATCTTACAGTTGGTGCTGAACTATACAAATATCCACCATAACTTATATAAACATCAGTGATTATTCCTGCAGTTCCAGTGAGTGCAATTCCAATGGCAGATTTAGCAATCGGTGCTGAAATTTTTACATCAGTCGTTGCTCCAACATATCCACTTCCAGGTTGATTAATAGTTAATCCTTGAATTGTTCCTGAAGTTGAGACAACTGCAATAACATTTGCAACAACTGGATCTGCGTTTCCAGAAATCATTATTCCATCAAAACTAATTGGAGAGTCATATGCAAATAAAGATGAATTATCTACGGAAATTTCACTGTCAGATGTTGATACATTTCTAATAATTTTTGCTGTAGGATATACTTGAGGTTCATTGATATCTCTAGTTTTGTAAACAAGTTGACCCTCAATGATCTTATCTGATTTTTGTTTTATCCATGTAAGACTTAAAGGTTTGTCAACCTGCGAGTTTATACCTTGTTCAATATAATTGTTAGTTTGAATCTTGTCTGAAGAAGAGATATCAACTACATCTCTAATATTTTGTGTTGTTGTAATTCCAAGATACTTATTATTGTTAAAAGCTTGTACCGAATCGCCAATTTTTATTGATTCGTATATTGTTTTTTGATCACTGTCTGCCGCACTTCCTCTATAGAAAAAGATAGCAACATTATCTTCTGATTTTGGTGCTTGAGTAAATGTAAATGAAGTTCCACCATTAAATTGATATGCTGATCCAGGATCTTGTAAGATTCCGTTGATAAAAATAATCAATAAAGTATTGAAATCTATTAATTGGGAATCAGAATTAAAACTATTTCGTTCAAAACTTACCAATTGAGAATTATAATAAAGTGGGAATCTAGTTCTTAAACCGTCCTGATAAGGTTTAATTGTATCAATATAATCCATCTCACCAAATTGCCATGCTGAGAATGAATCTGTAAAAGTATCAAGCACAGTTAATCCAAATTGGGATACAGGCCTAGACAATCCAGCAGCAGTAACTAATCCAACTGGAGTAATTACATCACCTTTTTTGAATCCATATCCACTACGGACAATCTTAAATCCACTTATTTTAAATAATGTTGATCCTATTCCGGTTGTTGAACTAGCACCTACCTCTACATTTAGTAAAAGACCAGTTCCTGTACTTGTTGTCGTTCCTATACCTAACCTAGAAACCCCAATAACTGGTAAGTTATCATAACTTGGCGATGAAATATTGACTGTTGGAGTTATATATCCACTTCCACCACCTACTATAGTGAATGATAAAGTTCCTCCAGCACCAACAGTTGCGGTTATTGTTGCTGCAGACCCTGTATGTCCAAATTCAGTAACTGCTATAGAAACAGATCCTCTATAACCAGAACCAAAACTGCCATTAAATCCAGTTGTTGTTCCTATACCTACAGAAATAATTGATCCTCCAGCTCCAACTATTGCAGTAACTGCTGCTCCAACTAAAGGCGCATATCCAAGACCTGGTGTGGATCCAAGAGAAACGATCATTCCACCTCTAGGTAATTGATTGAGATTTATATCATCATTTGAAATAAATATTGACCCATTTGAAGAAGTAATTCCTGTAAAAATTATACTACTAATTCCAACTGAAGTATTTTCAACTATTCTATAATTATTATTGGCATTATTTTGTGTTGTTGGTGTTTGGAAGATTCCATTTATAAAAATAATACCATTACCGCCAGTGCTTCCAAGTCCAACAGTGTTTATTCCATTAGAAGTTAATGTATAAGTTTGACCAATTCCAGTAAATTTTTCAGAAATATTATCAAAAATTTGATTACTTGTATAATCTTTTCTTAAAAATACTCTACCATTAAATGATGACAATGGTTCTGGTAAATTATAATCAAAAGTTTTGGAATATCCAAAAGTTAGTTCTAAATTATTTCTCTGAATTGAATTTAACGTTGATTTTCCAATTCCAATTTGACTGCTGCCAATTGAAACTATAAATGTTCCTGCGCTAATAACTCCAGAAACTTCTTGTATTTCCAATCCTATAGACATACCACTAGTTCCAATACCAATAATTACACTTGTAGTTACACCAATTGTACTTGCAAGAGATGCTAATACTGAAACAAATTTATTTTTAATTGATGTAACTTTTTCAAATGTGCTAGTAAAATAAATTTTATTTTTAACAATATTAAATGATCCTCTGTAAACAGAAGCTGTGCTTGAATCTGCATGAGATGTTGCCGAAGTTCCAACAAATCCTCTTTCTACAGACACTAATGGGAAAGTCCCTGCAAAAGAAATAGGTCCACTAATTAATGTACCTAATCCTACATTGAGCACTTTCATATACTCATTATCAATTTTTAAAATATCTCCAAGAGAAATTGAAGAAATACCACTTAATCCAAAAATTGTTGATGCTGCGCCAATTTGCCCATAGTTATTAACTGTATAAGAAAGTAAAGAAAATGCAACTGGAGATTGAACAATGTTATTAACAGATATAATACTTTTACTATTCTTATTCGCCATCTCAAAAGTATGAGTTTCTCCAACTCCTACTGAAGTAAAAGTAACTGCTATTGCAGGATTCGCTAAGGCATATTCTTTACGAGTTGCAATTTTAAGTGAATCGTTGTTAATTTTGATTGCATATACCGTGCTTGGGAGAATATTAGTTACAACTCCAACATAATTAAGAGTAGAACCGATCCCAATAGGTGTGGAAGAGTTTGGAGTGTAAATAAGTTCTTCTCCAGTATTGAAGAAATGATTTGGAATATTAAAAGTGTTTGTAGATAAATTTAATATTGATGAATTTGATGGGTCAAATGTTTTTACAAAAATTGGGGTTTTTTCATAGTTAAGATCGAATGAAGTTAAGGTACTTACACCTGTAAATTGAGAACTAATATCAT